TTCCATCATAGAGGGTTTCGAGAGACTTCCTCTTGTGGTCAGGTCCGGGCTTACTATATACACCCAGTCTGCGGTTGGCAGCCGCCGCCTGATCGCCAGTCACAAGGGGGGAGTTCTCTACTAGCCACTACCTTAGGTCTACCGACACTTTGGATTGGCAGGGCTCTGCCAGGGAGGACTGGTACACCCGGTCTTGCAACCTCATGCCGGCTCACCATGTCGTGCACATATTTCAGCTGGCGCTCGCTGGAGGCGCCACTGGCGATAGGATCGCTGCTCCACGATAGGACACAGAATATGTGATCTTTATCTGTCCCACCGTTTGGCCACTGCTAGACTTAGGAATGGCTATGAAGAACCGGCCTGGTGAATACACCTGTCTGTCCGCCGCACTAGTGAGTGTGGAAAACTGTGCAGCAGTGATACATCTGTATGGTGCCCTGTTTGCTGGCATCATCACTGCTGGGCCTCGGTTCTTAAGGGCGATTGTTGCAGAAGGCACGATTCTTGCAACGTCTTCCACCCTTGTTGGTGCTGATAACATGTAATCAGCAAGGAATGCCATGGAAATGTATCCGCTAGTGGTATCTGCTGTGAATGTTTCCCAAGAGATCCGAACATTGTTGAACACAATTGTGTTCCACATTGCTGACTGGGCCGACAGCCACTTGGCTGCCCCCACATAGAGTGGGGGGTCGCCTTGTGGGAAGTCGATTCCGGCGCACACCGGTATCTCGAGAATCTGGTCCGTGGTCGCTGTAGACACCGCGAGCAGAATTTCGGCCATGGAGCATGTTGTTCCCGCAGGGGGGGGACGGTTTCGCTGCGGGTTGGGTCTAGGGACAGGAGGGTTGTTTCGAAGAGCTCTGGGTTTTGCTTCCACGCTTCTTCCGCGCTGCTTTCTGCCCCTGTTCTGCCGGTTATTTGCCGCCATTGTGGATGTCGATCTTTTGAAATTTCTGTGTCTGGTCTATGGAGTACACTGCTGGCTCGGTGTAGACGGCAACAGTGTCTTGCGTCTTGGTGATCACAAATAGAATCAGGGAGATCAAAATCCCCAAGATTAAATTCCTTAACCACTGGGGCCAAGACGCGTCTGTGCATATACAATCCAGACTCAACCAAAGTTGAAGTGGTTATTAATAACCACCTCTTTGGCAATGATGACGTTTTGTTGCGCAGGAGCGCCTTCCGACTTAGTCAACTTGCCAACGGCTATGTTTTCCAGCTGGTTGCGATGGTTGTCCTCAGATCTGACGGCAACACCGGTTTGTGGTCTACGGGCTACGTCGGTGGGAGGGGGTTGTGTTTGAGGAGTAGACATTCAGGTATCTCTGCCAAAATACCCGATGTGGACCATTCGAAGTTGGGAGTCCAAGAATCAAAATAGCGTTCTAATGCTCGTTGCTCGTCTGGTGTATACCCGAAGGCCAACCAGCATGAGTAACGTGCATCTTCTTGGATCTCTTTCTCCTTCCTATTTGACAATCTGCTCATGTAGTATAGTCCACTGTCGAAGTCTTTTCCCTGCTTGATGTTTTTGCAGTCTACTCCATGTCGTATGAGAGCGGAATAATAGTGCTGTTTTATGGGGAGGCCTCCTGTAAGGCTGAGCCCGCATTCCCCAACCGCTCTCATCCACCTCCTTGCTGCGGTTATAGAATTGAAGGGAGTAACGGAGTATGCATCTTTTGACATGGTTGTCCGTGGATCGCGCATCATAACATATGAGTCTCCATCGAAGACTGGCCTCATCTGGCAGAATTCGACCTGTTCGAGGATATAAACAGGTTCTTCAGCAACGACTTCGAAGCCGTATGATAACCAATGGGAATACAGTTCCTGTCTGACTCTG